TGTTTGACCTGGGTATCCAGCAATTAAACTTGTTACACCTGATCCTAAAGTCTGAGCTGCAGTTAATGGTTGTTGTAATTGTTGTTGAGCCAACTGTTGTTGAGCTGTTAAACCTGCTTGTGCTTGAGCCTGTTGCTGTGCACCAAGAGTTGATAAACCAGCAATTTGCTGACCTGCTAATTGTGGTGCAAGTTGAGCTAAATTTGTTTGTTGTGCAAATGCTTGTTGTGCAGCTTGTTGAGCTTGACCAAAACCTTGTTGTAATAATTGTGCTTGTATTGCTGCTCGGTTCCTGTCGCTTGCTGCTCTGTATTCTGCTTCAGCAACACCTTGTCTTCCACCACCAAAAGCACCTGATGTGATTGCAGCTTGTGCAATTTGACCTAAACCTTTTTGTGCTTGAATATCATAGTCTTGTAATGTCGTATCAATTACATCTTGTTGATACGGAGACATGAATTGTTGATAAGCTTGTGGGCCTGTAGTTGCTGCAGCTGTAGTTAAAAATGGTTGGAAAGAACCTAAACCACCAGCTAATGATTCAGCTTGTGTTTGTAATGCACCTGGTCCAGCTACAAATTGTGGTCCAAAAGTTTGAGAAAGATCTGCTTCTTTAAATCCACCAACTGCTTTTGTTAAATCATCTAAATAAGTTTTACCAGCAGCTTCTATAAATGGTGCTGGTAATATTTGTGTTTGTTGTACAGCCATTATACTCTTCCACCTTCCTCTAACATTTTCATTTGATCATATAATCTTTGTGCGCCTTTATTGACGTCTCCGCCTCCCATACCTCGGACAGCGTCTGCAGTGAATACAAATTCATTGTTTGACAACATAGCAGGAATGTCGTCTGCCTTCTCTTGTACACCAACTGGAGGAATAAATCCACCTGTTTCTCTAAGATCTAGTTCTGTTATACCTGCTGGATTTTTATTTAAAGGTAGGCCCTCGATGCCTGATGCTTTGACCGCATTCATTTGTGAACTGTCTGGCCCATATGCAAAACCTATACGTCCACCATCTGCAAAATTTCCTGTTCCTACCATTCTAATAAACTCTCTAAAACTCTTTGTTCCACCTGATGCTCTGTAACGTTTATAAGCTTCTAAAGCTTCTTTAACTTTTCTATCTTCTTCTTTAAATGCATCTTCCATTGTAAATCCTTCTTTAGATGCCATTTTATCATTACCTAAAGGCTTTATTGGTTTTGGTTTAAAAGGATTAACAGGTTCTGTTGGATCATTAGGTAATTCATCAGTTCCTCTAGCATAACCTATACGTCCACCTTCTGCTTCGTTTGTTCTAACAAAGCTTGCGACTTCAGCTTCATATGCTTCAGGTTCTTTGTCTCCAATTGGATTTAAATTTCTATAATATCTGTCTAAATATTTTCTTACTAATCCTCTATCTCCAGACTCTTTTAATTGTTCAACGTCTGCTTCAGCTTCAGGAGTTAATAAACCAGCAACAGCTGACGCTCCTAGTATACCTGCTGTAGCTCCACCTCCAGGAATTTTTGAAAAAGCTCTTTGAAATAAATTTTGTTTTCCTGTAAGAGCTACTTCATCAACTAAGTTAGGTGATATATTTCCTCCTGTAAAAAATGCGGCACCTGGTAAATTTCTTAGTTGAAAACCTGGACCCATCGGTAATCCAGATCTTTGAAGACCAAATAAATTACCACCACCAGCGTAATACAATGCAGCCGCAGTTAATGCAGCTTTACCTAAGTCAGATCCTGCTACATCTTTTACTGTATCCACAGCTCCACTAACTACTTTTTTAACAGGTTTTGTTATTGATTTAACAAAGCTGCCTAAACCGTATAATTGTCTTGGATTTTGCATTCTAGAAATTGCCATAATTTTTCTATCTTATATAAAAATCTCCTATTTTACAACTTAGAATCTGATCCTAAATTGATGCCTTCTACTATTATTTTTACGTCTCTTCTTATATGTTCTCTTTGAGTATCAGAGGCTGGATTAGCAATATCTGCCTCAGCTTCTTCATTAGAAGAATACTCCTCTCCTGTAACCGTATTAGTTAGGGTTACCTCTGTTTTAGGAGTCAATATTTTGACCTTTTGGCCCCCTATCATTTCAATTTTTTCAGTCGCTTCTTTTTCTATAAATGACATATTAATCCCTGTTTATTTCTAGCAAAGAAACTACCATGTGTAGTCTATCTGCTGTAGTTGCTTGTGCTTTTAATATCTCTCCTTCTTCTAGCACAATAGGTTTGGTTATCAACTCTTCTGTTGCATTTGCAGATACAGCTTTAGTTTTAAATAAAGAAAAAACAGCAGAACTTGTATCTGTCAATGTTACCGATATTGAATCTGCATTACCTGAGTCTTCAGATACTAAAATATTATTTATAATAGCTCTAGAGTTACTAGGAGCTGTATAAACTACAGTATTGCCAGTAGTAGTAAAATCTACCTTTGCATTTTTATATATATTAGCCACTTAAAAACCAAGAAAATCTTTCTTGCTCCTGTTTTTGTTCATTTAAAAATGTAGAATTTAATTGTTCTACAACTAAAGTTATTGCTCTATTAATTTGTTTTTGGTTTGACAAATCATATTCTTCTTTTGGTTCTGGTATTCTAACATTTATTTTAGCCATTAAAAACTACCCATTTCATTTGAACCACCTCGAGCAGATGCATTTGAATTATCTGCAAAACCTCCGCCTCCGTTTCCACCTTGGTTTCCACCGTAAGCTTGATTACTTGTCATTGCTTGTAACGCTTGATTTCGTTGTTTTGCTAAACCTCGAGCCGCAGCTTCTTCTCTAGCATTTTGATCTCGTCTTCTTTGAAAAAAATCTTGAAGACTCGTTGATCTTCTAAATGTGTCTAATCCTGTATCACCTCTTAAGTCTGTACCACCCACTACTCCTGGTAAACTAAACTTATCTCCTAAATACCCTAAACCTTTAGCCACTAAACCAGCTAGAGGGTTATTAGTAGCTAGACCCAAAATACCTGAACCCAATTGTTTTGCAAAATCCATATTAAAACCTGGATTAAATTTTTGTGGAAAATCTTCGTAATACTCTTCTTCACGACCTGCATCATCTGTAAATTGATTTTGATCTATTTGATCTTGCCTAGGTACACCAAAGTCACCTCTATCAGACATACTCATAAAAGATCTTGTTGGTTCAACAAAAGGAGGATCTTGGGGTATTGAAGGATATACTCGTTCTTCAAATAATCCTTCATAATTTAAATTAGGATTATTTTGTCTTCTATATGATTCTAATATGTCGTATAGTCCACCCATTATCTTCTCCCATCCGGTTGAATATCAACCTTGAATGTTCCAAATCTCCATTCTTCTCCACTAGAGGTGTTTTCTATCTTAAGGTTAACATATCGACCTCTAGCTCTAGTATCCTTTTTATCTGTACTAGACGTAATTGTAAAGGGGCTTAAAGTTGTTGAACTATCGGATTGCTGAGGATATCTCTTTACGGATAAAGTAACCAAAGCATTTCCTGTTAAAGTTTTAAAATCAGGAACAAATCTTCTCATAGCTAAGAATACTTCTCCAGCTATGGTAGGCCCAGAGGCAACTCCCATTTGATTTCTTTGTCTTTGTTGTAAATCAAAATCAAACGATTTTATAAAAGAAGTAACAGTTGTAGTAGACCCATCTTCATTAATCTGGTCTGTTCCTACTTCGTGCTCAAACAGTTGTGTTTGACCTAAATTTTCTTGACCAACTACAGTTGGAAAAGTACCAGTATTGGATGCATTGTATTTAGTTGCAAAAGGTTTTGGATACACAACAGCATCAATCCAACTTGTTCTAGGTTCTGTGCCTGTATACCAAGAACCCTCACTATAATTAAGTACAACATATTTATTATTAAATGTTGCACCTTGTGCTGGATAATACCAAACTACTTCTGTAAACAAATTATTAATCCCCGCGCAAACTTGTTGACCTTTAGTTGTATCAAAATTATCATAAACAAAGTCTTCAACAGAACAAGGTAAAGTTTTAACTGTACCATCAAACATAAAAAAACCATTTGGAGATAACCAAAAAGCTTTACCATCTATTTCAACTACAGCGTTTTTTCCTATTAATCCACAGTTTGTACCTACCTGTTCAAATCCAAATGTAAAAGGTGCACCAACAAACTTCATTGTATACAAAGCATTATCCGTAAAAACTAGAATAGTTTCTTTTGCTTTTATTGCACCCATAATTTTAGTTCCGTCTTGTAGCCTAAAATCTCCAGCGCTATTAATAGCTGTTGCAGTGTAATCATTAATATCTTCTTGATCAGAAAATCTAATAAACATATCGTCTTGAGTTGATGATGTTCCAATAGTAGTTTCCGTTCCAAAATGAATTAAGTGTCTTGTTGTAGGAGATACCAATGTTACTCTTGTAGCAGTTGGGTTGTTAGATGTAGAATAACTTGAAGTAGATGTCGATGCTCTAGTTGTAAGTCTAGCAGCAATACCTGCGTCCCATGTAAAAGTTTTACCGTTTGCAATTGTTGCAATTAACACTTGTCCAAAATTATCAAAACTCCAAAGACCTGGTTCTAGAGTTACTTGAGAAGCCAATACTGCTTCTCCCCAATCAGAATAATTTGTTGCATCTACAACCGCTGTACCATCAGCATGAGCTGCTTTACTTGTTCCATCAACTTCTCTTGTGATACTTGTTAAATTTGGTGATGATACACCTGTGTATGAAATTAATTCTTCTTCTACTAATATTCTTCCTGAAGAACTAAAGTTTGTAGTTGCATCTAATGTAATTGAAGTTCCAGATCCACCTGTACCAGCGGTGTCATTTAACAACGCTCCATCTAAATTAGACGTTGCAGCTCCTGACACAGATCCATCCCATTGAGATATTCCCCAACCATAACCATAAGATTGATCAGAAGGACCCACTCTTTCATATCTTTTTAAAGCGATACTTCCACCTGTTGCAACAGTTCCTGTTGCGTTAGAACTTTGTGTAATTGTAAAAGTTGTTGGAGAAGGTACAGAAGTTACTTGAAATAATTTATCTTCAAAGTCTGATGCACTGTAACCTGTTCCACCTGGTAAAGTTACGCTGTCGAGTAACACAATATCACCAGGTTCTCTGTCGTGGTTGCTTGAAGTTGTTAACGTGCAAATAGCTGAACCATCTGTAGTTGCAATAGTTGTTCCAGCAAGTGTGGCCATTAATGGAGTAATATCATAAACCTGTCCTTCAAAATAAACTAATAAAAATTTATCTGTTCCAATTGCAACATATCTATTTCCATCTAAATCTACAAAAGAATAAAGTTTTCTTGTAACTCCAACAATTGTATTTGAAATTAATGCAGACCAACCACCTACTTTTTCAGGAAGTCCATATCTAAATCTTACATTATCAGAATCAACCCAACGGTTTTCTGCACCAACAGAAGTGTCTTGTTTATCTATGCCAGGTTTAAATGCAAAATTAATAAGAGCCATTTGTATGCTCCTTACGCTGTGTTAGTTTTGTATGCCCAACCTCTTGTTGAATCAACATACACTAATGTAATAGCTTGACCATTTGTGCTTAAAACTAAATTTGAAGTTCCTGTATTAATTGGTTGTCCATTTCTATTTAAAGTTAAATTGTTAGATCCAAAAGTTCCTCTTGCATCTATGACTGTAACTTCATCTCCTACACTCGGAGACGTAGGTAGTGTAATTGTAATAGGATTTGTAGTCGTGTTTGCAAAAATTTGTTCACCTGCAGAAGTAGTGTATGTGGTTACAGTAGAAGAATTAATTGTAATGTATCCTTTTGTTTGTAAACCAAGATTAACATTTGTTCCATCTGAATAAACTAATACTGTTGCACCTGAAGGAACCAAAACTCCAGTTCCTGACACAGTTTTAATTGTTAAAGTTTTTACAGTTCCAGAACTTTCTCTTGTTGTTGCATCTTCAAAAATCATAACTCTTTCAGCAGTGTCTGGAATAGTTACGGTTCTGTTACCTGTTAAAGTTCCTGTCAACTTAAAATATAAATTTTTACCATTTGATACAGCACCATTATCTAAAGCCAGAGCTAAATCAGATGCTCCTACGTTTGAACTAAGATAACCTGTTCCTAATTGTTCTAAAATCTGTAAGTTTGTATTTGTAATTGTTCCCCAAAGACCTGCTTTTTCACCAGTTGTTATGAGTTCTAGTTTTGAATTTGTTGAATAACTCGATGCCATAATTCTCCTAATATGGATTTATTGGAACCCAAACTTGATTTGCATTTGGATCCACGTCGTTCCAAGTAATAATACCTTGTTCTCCTATTGAAACCGTTAAAGCAGTTTTAGTTGGATTAACAAGAGCTGCTGCGCTTACTGTAACAGATCCTGTGGCTACAGTCAACGCATTTCCAGAAGTAGAAACCTGAGCAGCTGCGGAAACGGTTATATTTCCAAAAGCAACTGTTAATGGGTTTGCCGTAGCTGAAACATTTGCAAGAGCTGTAATTGTAGGTGCTCCAATAGCTACTGTTAATGGATTAGCAGTTGCATCCTCTGTAACAGCATCTGCTACAATGGTTGTATTTCCAATACCTACAGTTAACTGACTGCCAATAACAGCCATATTAACATTACCTGCAGCATCTACATCAGAGAAAGAAAAATTAGCAAATGTCCCAAATCCAAACATAATTCAGTATTCTATATCACAATTTTATAATTGTAAAAAGCTTAATAGATTATTAGCTTTCAGAGTACCCTTTAAAAAAGTATTAAAAGATAGGCTTATTCGTACTTCATCTATTGGATTTTGCTCAACTTTATGGTTTAAGTGAGAAGGAAATAATAACAAAGTTCCAGTTTCAACAGGAAAACGATATTCTTCAGCATTCCAATCGTTCCAAATAGTATCATCATCGTAAGGATTTATAGCTGTATAACCAACCTTTAAGAAATGAATAGAGTGATAATCTTTGTTTGCATTAAAATAAAAAACTCCAGATAAGTAAGAATTCATATGGTGATGAGCATGATGGTATTGACCTTTATAAGTATAGTTTAACCAAGATTGAGTTATATAAGGTTTTACTTTTGAAACACCCATAATTGTTGTGAAATATTCTTCTAATGCATTTTGAAAAACAGTTTTTATATCTTTAAATTTAGGCTGTTCTAGTATGAAATTATCTGAAGATAATTTGTTGCCCACATTATTAACTAATTCTTTGTCTTTTATATCTTTAACATAAGAAATTAAATTAGGATCCAAAGATATATTTTTTTTAAAAACAGGTGTTGGAAAAAGAGAAAATACTTCAGTTGTCATGTTTTTCCTCTAAACCAACCTGGTAATCCAATATGAGGTCTAGTATCAAAAATATTTTTATCAGCTCCAGGTGTGGTTACATTATTATAATGTAAAAAAACTTGAATACATTCGTCTCCTTGAAAAGGTTCTCTCCAGTGTTCTAGTTCACAACCTCTGTAAACTAACATGTCTCCTGGATCCAAATCTACTTTAATACCTTTCATACCTTCTTTACCAGATGGCTCTAGGTATATAGGCCACGCATCTCCTGCAAGATTCATAGTAGTAGATATTTCACAACTAAATCTATCTTTGTGTCTTTTAAGTTCATCACCTTTTTTATAAACCCTTGCGTAAGTATATGCTGGATTTAATTTAAGCTCTGTTACTTCTTCCATTTTTGGTTGACACTTTAACATTAAAGTTTCCATAGTTATGTCTCCATAACTTGAAAAAGTATTTGGAATCTGACCTCCTTCTTCTTCGTATTCTCCATAGGTGGCATCATAAGGAGATATATATTTATGTTTTAAAAATGTGTCATAAACTTGTTTCTTTAATAAAAAATTGTTAGCAATAAAAATTGCTAGGTCTTTTGATATTGCTTCTTTAATGACTGTGTATTTTTTTTCTTTAAACATTGGGTAAAAATTCGTTAGCTACAGCTTGTATATTAAAATGTATAAATCTAAAAGGCTCTATACCATGATCTACCATAAATTCGTGTTGAACATATCCAGGAAAAATAATTAATGTTCCTGGCTTAGGATAAATACTTACTTTTTCAGTTCCAAGTTTTATTCCTTTTTCATCTTTTAATTTTAATTTTGACATAACGGCTGCAGGCCTTGGATCATAAAATGCGGGGTAAGAAGTATAACGAGAACATTTTAAAAAATAAAATCCAGAAACATGTTGGTTCCAATGAGTATGAGCAGAATGATATCCACCTCCTTTTGGACTAAATTCTTGTACCCAAAGATCAGTGCACATCAAAGTATATAAAGACAAATCATATCCATGATGATCTAAAAATTCGTGTGATTTTAAAGACACATATTTTTTAAAATCAAAAAAATTATTATCTTTTATTAAAGAAGAAGAATGATGACTCCAACCAAAATCTTTGTTTCTTTTAATTATCTCTGCGTCTCTTTCTCTAGCTACTTGTATATATTTATCAGACGCACTATTTAATGAGTTAATAAATTCAGGTTTTTCTTCGGACCAAATTGGTGTTTCAAATAGTTTAGATATACGCATTATTCTATACTTGAGTTAAAAGATATTATTATTTTTTCTTGATTAAAATTATTTTGTTTTGATCGGTGTTTAAGAAATGCAGGAAAAGTAAGCATTGTACCTGGGTATACAACGTTCTTTAAATTTTTTCCTAATATTTCTGTTTGCATATTCTTTCCTTTCAAAAAAACAACGTTTGCAAAATTAGAGTTTCTATGTGTATGCCAATCATGATTATCATTTTGGCTATATTTTTGAAACCAATAATTTTGTAATATTAAACTTTTACTACCATATATCATGGGAAAATTCAATTTAAAATAATCTAAAGCGTTCCAAAGATATTCAAAGTAAGGCCTTAAAACTTTAAGTTTATTTTTTTGATTTAAATAGTAATCACTTTGAGAAATACAACTTTCTGTATTTTTTAGCTTCTCTGAAGAAGCTTCATTGATTAATGATATTAATTTTTCTATGTCTCTTTCTGTTAAAACTTCAAATAAAAAAATATCTTTTTCTATTTCAGTAATTTTGTTCATACATAACTTTTTCCTCTGTGCCAACACACAAGAGAATATCTTGTTCCTTTCGTAACCGGTTTTACTCTATGCCATAAATAAGACGGAAATACCACAATAGAACCTTTTTTCATTATTTCCGTACATTTAATTAAATGTTTAGCTTCATCTCTTTGAACTGGATTGTAGTCTCTAAAATCAAATTCTAACTCTCCTCCCTCATATTCTGATCCATCGGTTAATTGACAAGTCATAGACAGTTTTCTAAGTGTTCCTTTTTGAGGTCCATCATCAGGAATAAAATTATCTGCATCTTGATGCCAATCATAATATTGGTTTAATTCATATTTTGTAAACTGACATTGTTCAGGATAATCTATTTGATAATTCCATCCAGCTTTTTTGTTAGCCACTTCTACAAAAGGAATAATCATTCTATATATCCAATTTGCATCTAACCAGACTACTTTAGAGTCTCTAACATTTTTTAAATTTCTTATATCGTCTTTGGTTATTGTTTTATCTTCAAATTTTTTTTGCCATCCACCTATAACAGCTAAACTATCTTTTTGTTCTAAAGCATAAGAAACAACATCATCACAAAAGGAACTAGGTAAGATACCGTCAAACCACCAATAATTATATTTGGTCATAATTTATATATAATACAGTATTAATTCTTTCTTCTTTTTGTTGATTATTTACAACATACATTAAATTTGATGGAAACATTATAAAATGATTGGTTTCAAGTTTTATGTCTAAACTTCTTCCTTTTCTTCTATTAACATCATAATAAATTTTTATCCAACAATCTTTTACATCTATTCCATAGATACATGTAAAATCGGGAGATGTTCTTGTTTCATTAACATCTATATTTCTTTGAGGGAAGCTACACCCATGTTTATACATAGCTCCATAAAGACTATGGTCTTGAATCACAAGATTAAATTTTGATCTTGAGTGATCTGTTATCCAAGTAGTAATTTTATCTCTTTCTCGAGAAAGAGGAAATTTTTCTTTTAATAATCTAGATTTTGCACAATCTTTTATTAAAGGTTCTTTTTTAACTTCAAAACCTTTTGGCATTTGAACTTCACCCTCATATAGAGCTATTTCACTAAGTATTGTTTTTTTAAATTTATCTTTTACCTTAAATAACATTCTTTCTCCTTTATATAATTAAGCTTGACTTTCGTATTCTGCTTTTATAGCTAATAACTGCTCCTCTGTTAATACTTCTGGTTCATCTTCATCAACTGTCCACGATTGATTATCTTCATCCCAAATGTAATCATAATTATGTGTTCCTGCATCTTTTCTTGCTTGTTGTTCTGCAGTCAAAGCGGGTCTTGCAACGGGAGGATCCCATTGAAAGTTTGTCAAATTTTTTGTCCAAGATGGATAAGGTTGAGGTGGCCAAAAAACACTATTGTCTTCATCCCAAGTATAACCGGGTATGCCGTAATTTCCTCTAAAAGGTGTACCACCATCTCTATGTTGATTAGCAAATGTATTAAAAGAAGTTTGAATCCAAAGTTCAGCAGGCCAACTATTATGTCGCTCTAAATATTCTTGACCTACCCTTTCGTCCTCAACTCCGTCTGCATTTAAAAGATGTTTATTTTCTAAAACAACTGTTTGAATAACTTTATTATTTAAACCAATTTTTGCATAATGTGCCATAATCTACCTATTGAAACTTGTACCTTATCATAACCACACCAGATGCTCCAGTTCCTGAAGTTGATGGTCCAGGCCCTGCTGGTCTAGCCGCACCTCCGCCACCGCCACTTCCCGCGGGGGCACTTTGACCCATAATAGTTCTACAAGCAGATTCTGGATTACAAGATGGATATGGAAAAGGATACATTCCTTCACCTGCTCCTCCACCTGCATAAGACCTAGCGTTGCCAGGTATAGGTGCACAACCTGGTCCACCAGGTGCAGGTGCTCCTACTGATGGACTTTCATAAATAGCTGAAGATTGTCCTCCGCCAGGAAATCCGTAGTTAACTGCTCCAGCCCAAGATGAGCCTCCACCTCCAGTATATCCTCCAGGGTTTCCTTGAGGAGGTGATACAGGGGGTTGATTACCATTATTTAAACCAGGAGCAATAGGATTCCAAGGGTTGTTTCCCCC